TGCTTGATAGTGCGTCCGTCGGAGCAGGTCAGGTCGTTCTTAGTGGCCCAGCCACTGAAGTCGAACTTCATCCTTCTCCTCTGACTTGGCTCATCGGCATGCTGAGCACTGACTGAACATCAGGACCACTAGAGTCCGGAATATCCCCCTCGCCGTCCAGGGAGGTGTCACCCATCTGAGGGTTGATGTTCGGGTTCTGCAACTGGTCCGCCTGCTCGTTCGGGGACGGCGGAAGACCGATCCTCGTACGGGCCTCGTTCGGCGTGATGACCTGGTCCCGGAGCATGGTATCAAGGGACGTGACGATCTGGCTCGGAGGAACGTTCTTGAACGGGTCGCGGATGTACTGCACGGCCTGGCCCTGGGTGCGCGCGGTCTTCGTGAGGAAGGCCTTGCTCATCCCGTCGGCAAGTGCGGAGAGTACGGGCTCCACAGCCCGGTTCCAGTAGTGCGTCCAGACGATCTCCGTCGCAGTGCCCTTGAAGACGTCTTCCGAGATACCCAGTCGACTCATGAGCTCGGCGGTGAGAAACTTGATCTGGTCAAGCAGGTTGTTCTCCGCCGGGCGGTTCAGCTGAGTGATCTTCTCGGAACCGTCGGTGTAGGCGATCCCGTGTCCGCCCTTGCCGAGCTGGTCCTCGATGGACTGGATGCGGTTCTCCGCCCGCTGGCGCATGGCCTCGGTCTTGACGACGTAGGGGAGCTGAATGATGATGTCCAGCTTACCGGTGTATGTCTTCTCGTCGGCCAGGTCCAGCATAGAGAGCTTGCGACTCAGTCGCTTGAGGGTGGAGTTCGGCTTGTTCATCACCTCATAGAGAGGATTCTCGATGATGGCGAGTGTGCGCTTCGGCAGGATCACCCGCTCCTTGGTTGAGCGAGCCTGGTTATAGACCTCCACCTCGACCTGCTCGGGGAACCACTGGGTAATACGCCCGACTCGCAGCTGCTTGATGTCGAAGCTGTTATTGTTCCTCGGGTCCAGGTCTGACTCAACCGGAACGATCGCGATGACGCCCTCGTCGAACAGCGACAGCACGGCATCCTGGATGAAGGCTCGGCCGCTCTGATCGATGTTGGGCTCCAGCATCAGGCAGTCGTTCAGGGCTGACCTCCGAACACCGATGAAGGTTCCATTTTGAGCTGTGTCGACATGTCGAATCGGCGTGGCGGACACGTCGATGGCGATCATGTTGAACAGAGACGAGATGATCGACTTGTCGGCCGTCCATCCGAGCGCGAGCCGGTCGGCTCGTACGCTGTAGGACGGACCGAGGTTCGATCGGTCGATGTCCCTGCCAGTGAAGGCGTTGTAGGCGTGCTGTAGTCTGTCTCGCAGTCCTATGTCCTTCACCTCCTAGTCGAACATGTCCTTGTTGAGTTTGTAAGCGACCCAGGCATCCATCAGGGCAGCGACTGAGTCGATCTTGTTCTCCCGTCGGGCCTTCAGGAGCTTGCGGTTCCCGTTGGTGTCCTCCAGGGTGATGGCGTTCCCCATCGTGAAGGTCATCATGGACTGGTCGAAGAGGAGCTTGCGATCCTCAGCCATGTCCTTGATCTCGCCAAGAGGCACGGACTCGGTCCGGGCTCCCTGGATCACCTTCTCGATGCCGAACGGCCCGTTCTCGTTCTCCCAGCGAGTTACGAACTCCTTGGCGTTGTATGGGTCGAAGCCCAGGCAGCGCACGTCGTACTCGCAGTCCGCGATGAACGCCTCGAGGTCCTCGTAGACATTCATCATGTCAAGAACCGTACCCTCGAGCACCATGAGCGAGCCCTCCTGTAGGAACTCCTCGTACTTCTGACGAGTGGCTCCTGGGAGGCGCAGCATGGTGCGCTCAGAAATGTAACAGCGCGTCTTGACGCCGAACCTGCCCCGGCTAAGGGGGAACAAGAATGTGAAGGCGGTGAAGTCATCGCCCTGTGACAGGTCGACGCCGATGGAGCAAGGCATCCCCCAGAAGTCCTGACGGTTGTGCCGCAGGGTCTCCTCGTAGGTGAAGAAGTACGTGTACCCCTCCATGGGAATGCCGAACCTCTTGGCCAGGATATCGTTCCTAGCCGCGGGCACATGCTCCGCCCGTTCGACGTCTCGCTGATATGTCTCGTAGGAGACGGTGGCCCCGAGGTTTGGCTGGGCCTTCAGCCAGGTCGATGGATCCCCGACCTCTTTCAGGTCATCGAGCCTGTAGTAGAAGATGGAAGTGTGAGGATCTGAGTACTCCCCTCGAAGAATGTTGAGGAGCTCCATCTTCATGTTGTCGCCGGCCGAGTTCCTGACAGTACCCTCCGAGGACACTGCCAGGATGAGCCAGTCATCGACCTTGGACGCCCCCTGTTCGATGGCGCCGACCACGTCTTCACGAATGTCGCCCGAGAGCCACTCGTCCACCGTGTTCATCTTGGTGCGGAGGCCCTGGAGCTTGTCGATCGACATGGGTCGAACCTCGAGCAGGCTGTTGGTCATGAAGTTCTCGATCCCCTTCTTGGTGGGGACGAGCTTCTGCCTGAGAGCGCGGCTGCCAGTCGTGTTCTGGAGAGACCCCTGGGTCATGAAGTCAAACAGGGGGCCCTTGGCCCTTGTGATAGCAGTGCGGAAGGGCTGCATGACCTCCTCGGCCTGCTTCATCGTCGGCGCGGTCGTCACCTGGTGGGTGGTCGACGTATCGATCGTGAGGAAGTAGGCTTGGAGGAGGGTTTCATACAACGACTTCGCCCCGCCTCGGGCGACAATGATGTACTGCTTGTTGATGAGGCGCTGCTTCACCCGGCGTTTCTCGAAGTGGCCGCCGGCCTCCGTCTTGTTCGGGACGTAGACCGATCGCTCGGTGAAGAACCACCATCCGAAGATCTGTTCAGCCCAGAGCTTGAAGCTTGGTAGGAGTCGAAGATCGGATCCGTCGGTAAGAGTCATCTCCGCTTCCGCGAAGCGGATGAATCCCTCCACAGCGTCGCTATCGTAATAAAAACCGGGATTGCGAATCCGATCATCGATCCTGTTCATCTCCATCTCGATCTCCTTGCAGATCGGAATCCGACCTGCGAGGACATCGTCTCTGAACTCAGCGTAATATCGCGGGGTAGCGGTATTGGAGAGCATGGTCAGCGGCGGCGCTTCCTGGAGCTCCCGCCCTTCCCACCGTTCGCGATCTTCCGTTCAGCCGCCTTAGCTCCGGCTTTACCGGCAGCGAGGCCCGCAACTTTAGCTCCGGCACCGGCAATAGCAAGGTTTCTGAAAGTCGCTCGGGGGTTCTTGTTGCGGATGACCTTGACCTTACCGATAGCAGGCTTCACCCGACCGACGCCGCCGGAGCGGACCTGGGTCGAAAGCTCCTTACCCGGAGTCTTCTTAGAGAGCTTGGACGCGGCAGACTTGGCTGACCGAGCGGCTGAACCAGCCGCGGACTTCAAACCGCCGGGGGCGCCCTGAGCTGCCTTACGTGCCTTATTACTGGCCTTCCGAGCCTGGTTCTTGGCCTTGTATCCGGCGCCGCGAGCCGCGTTGGCTGCCTTAAACCCGGCAGCGTTGGCACTGAGACGTGCGGCCTCGGCGTACTTACCGGCCTTGGTAGTCTTCAGCTTCCCAGCTGCGCCCTTAGCCTTGGCTCGAGCCTGGGTACCAAGGTTGCCCCCCTTGCCCTGAGCATAGCGCTTGGCGGAGGCTCCGCCCTTCTTGGCCAGAGCAGCGAGCTTCTTGCCCTTGCCCGACTTGTGCAGGTAGTACCCCGCCCCAGCGGCTGCCGCCGTGCCGAGAACACCGGCAATGGCGGCCTTCTGCTTGCGCGAGAGCCCCTTACGTTTCTTGGTAGATCCGGCGCCGCCTGAAGCCGCCCGCTGCTTGCGAACGCCCCACTTCATGCCTTTGACGCCATGGTGTGCGAGGACCTCGTCCTCGTCGATGAAGAACAGGCTGTCTGTCATGTCCTAATCCTATTACTTGAATCGTTTGGCGCCCTTGATGGCGGCGGCTCCGCCGCGGCTAGCAGCCTTCTTCAGCCCCTTCTGGAGCATGCTCTGCGCGGTGTTGGCTACGGCCTCTTCAACAGCCCTACCTGCCCGTGCGCGGTAGCGATCCATACGGGTCTGGGTCAGCTGACGGTACTCCTTCTCCAGCCGAAGGCGGTTGTTGATCCGCCTGAGCTGATCATCGGACATGCCGTCTATTTTGGCCTTCTTGCTGGAGCTCCACTTCTTCGCACCCTTGATGCGAGACTTACGGACGCCCCAGCGCATGCCCTTGATGCCGTAGTGGGCGAGGACATCGTCGTGCTGAACGACTCTCTTGATCTTCCTCGCGCCCTTAACTGCCTTGGTCAGTATCTCTCGCTCGGAGGGAGCGACCCCTGCTCTCTTTGCCCCCTGATAACCCAGATAGGTAAGAGCCAGGGCGCCTCCGGCCCGGCTGACGTTCCCGGAGGCGATGTTCCCAACGCCGCGAACGGTCTTGCCGGTGGAGTTGCGCACGTTCTTCCGACCGCGCTGTCGTTGAGCCTGAGAAGCTCGCTTAGACATGTCGGTCTTGGCGACATGCTTGTCGAACTCGCTCTTGTAGAACGGGTCCTTCGAGCGAGCCTTGACTTTCGCCTTGATCAGCTTCCGCCGGTTGCCGGCCCCCTCGCCATAGTACATCCTCGCCAGGGTGTATTCCTTGGCGTCACGACGAGCGCGGCGGCGAACGCCCCACTTCATGCCTTTGACGCCGTAGTGCATCAACTCTGAATGGCCCATTCGCTTGTTAGACCCCTTCTTGTAGAACCTACGAGCGGCTTCAGCGAGAGTAGCATCGGTTGAGTAGGTCTGGCCGAGCTTCCCGCGGTCGAGTTCGTTGTAATACTTCTCTCGACGCTCGGTAGCGGTCAGCTGGCGATTGCGCTGATTGGCAAGACGAAAGTTCTTGACCTTCTCAGCAAGCGCCTTGCGCTTCTTGATATGGTCCTCGATCATCTTGATGTCATGATCGCCGTACTTAGCCTTGAGCCTGGCCTCGTACTTGGCCCGGCGCTCGGCGTTCCGCTCCTCGCGGCTCTTCCGAGTGCCCTTGCGCATCCCCTTGACCCCGTAGTGCATGAGTTGGTCACTCATGGAGTCTCCTTCTGTAGGTTGATGCGCCAGGCGTACTCCTGAAGCTGCTTCTCGATCGCTGTCACGACGAAGGAGTTAGCAGGCGGGTCGAATACGAGACGCACTTGCAGGTACAGGTACGTCTTGACGGCCTCTACGTTCTTTGTGACACCGTTGAGGTACTGTTCCCAGGTCTCTGTCTTTCCGGCGATCTTGAACGAGGGGAGACCGATCTCCTCTGCGAACATGAGCGCCGTGTTTGTGTGGAGAATGATCTCCTGATCGAAGGCCGTGTAGTCCTCGGTGATGCCGAGAGCCTTCTTGATGTCATTCAGTATCGAATCGGCCACGGTCACCTCCAGGGTATCGTGTCGTTCGGCGTTCTCTCGACTAGAGGCTTGGGTAACAGGCTCGCATCGCCGAAGTGAATCGCGTTGTGTGTGTCGTGTCGCACGCAGATCAGGTACTCGGGGTCAAGGATGTCGGGATTGAACTCTCCCTCGAGGTCCTCAGGCCGAATCGGGTTCATATGATGAACGAGGATCTTGCCGTAGATGTCGTGACCTGGGACCCCGAGGTCGCATGCGTCGTCTCTAAGGATAACCTGCTGCCTTACCTGACGCCATTCGGTCGAGTGGTAGAAGGATTGGTTCAGCTGCCGTTCGAAACCGAAGGTCTGATCCCCTGGATCCTGGTTGAGACGTAGGTACTCGTACCGCTCCTCGAAGGATTCGATGCGAGAGAGTTCATGGTAGGTCCGAATCCTGCTCAAGACCCACACCTCCTCCGGCGTAGGACTTGAACGCTTCGAGAACCTCCTTGTAGGCCTCCTCACCTCGAGCTGAGGCCGCCAGAGCATCGGCTTTGGCCTTGAGCATGTCGTTCTCGGCCCTGATTCGCTCCTGCTCCAACCGCTCACGGCTCGTGGCGAGCTTGAGGTAGTGCGTGATGATAGAAGGAGGAGCCGTGCCGTCCAGTAGCATCTCCTCTGCTCGCTGGACTGCGAGCGAAATGAGTTGATTCTCCTGCTGCTCCGGAGTGGCGGCCCGTCCTCTGGGTGACTTCTTGGCCCTTGCCACGGAGTTCTCTCCTATTCCGGGTTCCTTTACTGGCTTTGAACCCGTGATTCAGGTAGGACAGGACGACTTGCGTACCCCTCGTTGGGTAGAAAGGAACGAACGCAAGAAGACCCCAACGACACAGGTCGTCCCGTCTTATCCGAATCACGGATTCAAGGTGCCCACACTCACCCCCGGGGAAAATGT